AACGGTCAGCGAATTTCACCCGACCATGAAGCCCGTTGAGTTGCCCGAGAAGGCGATAGAGAACAGTAGCAAGGCGGGCTGGGTTATCTACGACCCCTTCCTCGGCTCAGGCACAACCCTGATTGCCTGCGAGCGTCTGGGGCGCAAATGCCGGGCGGTGGAAATCTCGCCCGCGTACGTGGCGGTGGCGCTGGAGCGTTGGGCGACTATGACCGGGCAGATGCCGGTGCTGGTGAATTGATGGTGTAGATTATGGCGAACCAACAACGGGAACTAGACGCGCTGGATAAGCAGTTGCAGGCGCTCGAGCTGCGTAAGGCCGGCGTCAGGTACTCCGATATCGCCAAAAACCTGGGATACAAAAGCGCATCGGGCGCGTTTGCTGCCGTGCGCTCCGCGTTGAAAAAGACGCTCCGGGAGCCGGCGGACGAACTGCGGACGCTGGAACTGGAACGGCTGGACGCCCTCTGGTTCACTTACTACCCATTGGCGAAACGCGGCGACCGGCAGGCGATGGACCGCTGTATCAAGATCATGGAACGCCGCGCCAGGTTGCTGGGGCTGGACGCTCCGCAGCGCACCGAGCAGACCGTCGCGGGGCCTACCACCGCCGCGCCCGTATTGGCCGGGCTGCCCGCGGACGTGATCAGTCCCGCGTTCTTGGACGTCTACCGCGATATTGTCAACCACCGCCATACCGAATATCTGATCTACGGCGGACGTGGCAGCACGAAGTCGTCGTTTATCAGCCTTGTCATAATTTACCTGCTGTTAGCTAATCCAACCATCCACGCCCTCGCCGCCCGGCAGGTGGGGAACACCCTGCGCGACAGCGTATTCAGCCAGCTTAGCTGGGCCATCGATATACTGGGGCTGTCCGAACACTTCAGGAGAACCACGTCCCCGCTAGAGATCACCTACATCCCCACGGGGCAAAAGATATTCTTCCGCGGGGCGGACGACCCCCTGAAAATAAAGTCCATCAAGCCGCCGTTTGGCTATATCGGCATTTTGTGGCTGGAGGAACTCGACCAGTTTCGCGGGCCGGAGGCGGTGCGTTCCATCGAGCAATCGGCCATTCGCGGCGGCGACATCGCCTACATCTTCAAGTCCTTCAATCCCCCTCGCACGGCGGCGAATTGGGCCAACAAATACGCGCAGATACCAAAGGCGAACCAGTACCAGCACCGCAGCGATTACCGGTCCGTCCCCGTCGAGTGGCTGGGGCGCGCGTTCCTGGACGAGGCCGAGCACCTGCGCTCGGTCAACCCCGCCGCCTACGAGCACGAATACCTGGGCATTCCCAACGGCACCGGCGGGCAGGTGTTCGAGAATGTGCGGCTGCGGCGCATCACCGACGAGGAGATAGCGCAGTTTGAGCGGCCGCTTCACGGCCTGGACTTTGGGTATTACCCCGACCCGGCCGCTTATATCCGCTGCCACTACGACGCTGCCAGGTTGACGCTTTATCTGTACTGCGAGCACCGGGCGCTGAAAACGTCTAACCGCGAGTTGTACGAGGCGATCAAGGCGAAGGGGTACACGAACGACGAGCTGCTGATTTGCGATTCGGCGGAACCCAAATCAGTGGCCGACTTCCGCGAGTACGGTGCCTCGGCCCGGGGCGCGGAGAAGGGTCCGGACAGCCTCAACTACTCCATGAAGTGGCTGCAGTCCCTGCGCGAGATCGTTATCGACCCGGAGCGCTGCCCGTATGCGGCTGAGGAATTCCTCAACTACGAGCTTGAGCAGGACAAGGACGGCGACTTTATCTCCAGTTACCCTGACCGAAACAACCACTTTATCGACGCGACGCGATATGCCACAAATCTGATCTGGCGAAGACGAGGGCAGTAATGTTTGCCAAAATCCTCCAGTTTATCAGGGAGTTGTATGCAAAAATGATCGGTCAATCTACCGTCACCCAAGCACTGAAGGTGCCTATTGCCGTTTCAAGCGAGATGGCGGCCGCGCTGCAGCTGTGGAGCGCGCTCTACGAGAACAAAGCGCCCTGGCTGAACGCGGACATCAAGTCCCTCAACTTGCCCGCCGCCATCGCCGGAGAATTGGCCCGTGCCGCGACTATCGAGATGAAGGTCGAGTTCACCGGATCGGCACGGGCGAAGTTTCTAGAGTCCCAATTTATGCGCATAATGCCGAAACTCCGGGCACAGGTCGAGTACGGGCTGGCAAAGGGCGGGCTGGTGATGAAGCCTTATGTGGACGGCGATAAGCTGGCCGTGGACTTCGTTCACGCCGACCAGTTCTACCCGGTCAGCTTCGACGCGGACGGCGAGATCACCGCCTGCGTGTTTGCAGACTCGCGCACCGTGGGCGAAAGATACTATACCCGGCTCGAGTTTCATCAGATGACCGAGGCGGGCTGCGAGATCCGCAACATGGCCTACCGCTCGAGCAGCAAGGACACGCTGGGGGTGCGAGTTCCCCTGGACGTGATTGACGATTGGGCCAGCCTCGAGCCTGAGGCGGTGATTACCGGCATTGACAAGCCGCTGTTTGCCTATTTCAAGTTCCCGATGGCGAACAACGTGGACGCGACCTCGCCGCTGGGCGTATCGTGCTACAGCCGCGCCGTGGACCTGATCAGGGACGCTGACATTCAGTGGTCGAACCTGCTTTGGGAGTTTGAGAGTGGCCAGCGGGCCTTGTACGCCGACGTGTTGGCCTTCGGCAGGGACCGAGACGGCAATCCGGTGCTGCCTCACAAGCGGCTTTACCGGGCGCTGAATGGCGGCGGCAACATCGGCGAAGAGGGGATGTTCCACGAGTGGACGCCGTCGCTTCGCGAGGAAAACATCCTGCGCGGGCTGGACGCTATCCTCAAGCGTATCGAATATGCCTGCGGGCTGGCCTATGGCACGTTGTCCGACCCCGCCAGCGTGGAAAAAACGGCGACCGAGATCAAGGCGTCCAAACAGCGCACGTACGCCACCGTCACCGACACCCAGAAAGCGCTGCAGTCGGCACTGGAGCATTTGATCTGGGCGATGGACGTCTGGACAACTATCAGCGGGCTTGCCCCGGCCGGTACGCATGCGGTCACGTTCGATTTTGACGACAGCGTGATTGTGGACCGCGACATGCAATTCCAGCAAGATTTGCGCCTTGTGGAACAGGGCATTATTTCAAAGGCGGAGTTCCGTGTTCGCAACTTCAAAGAGAAGGAGGATGTAGCGAAGGCCAAGATTGCCGAAGTCCTGGCCGAACAGCGGCCGGAAGAGCCGACGCTTGGGGGCGAGAGGTGATGACAGGGCGCGGCCTCGGAACGGGCGCGGATGCGCGCATTTTCGCGGGAAACCGGCTTGCAGCGGCAGCGGGAGAGAGAGCGAAGATGAGCATTGAGATGCTTAGCTTTCTGCAGTTGGTCTACTCATTCGCCAAGCAGTACATCTCCTGGTATGAAAGGACAATCAAGGCGAGAAGGTGATTGCATTGTAGAAAAGATTTGCTATAATTAATCCAGACATCGCGCCACGCCGCCGAGGTGGGACGCAACCGAAACAGTGGGACGCAAAGCGCCACGCTGTCAGGAGAAATCCTGAGAGTGTGGCGCTTTTTGTTATGCAAACCAATCGTTATCCGGCAAACGTACACAGGGCCGGGCATCACGAGACCCCAACCTCGTAAAACGGGTAGATGCGAACAAAAGGAGAACGGGTAATGAAACGCGAAGACTTGGAAAAGATCGAAGGGCTGAGCAAAGAGGCGGTCGATAAGATCATGGCGCTGCACGGACAGGACATCGAGAAGCACAAGGCTGCAGTTGCCGCCGCGCACGCTGAAATCGACGGGCTGAAAAAGCAGCTCGAAGAGGCCAACGCCGCCATCGAAAGCTTCAAGCAGCTCGACGTCGACGCCATCAAAGCCGCCGCCGACGAATGGAAGGCGAAAGCCGAAAAGGCCGAGGCCGACCGCGTGGCTGAGGTTTCCAGGCTGAAATTTGAGCACGCCTTAGACGTGGCGTTGTCCGGCGCGAAGGCCAAGAACGTCAAAGCGGTCAAGGCGCTGCTGGAACTGGACAAGCTCAAGTTCAGCGAGGAGGACGGCTCCATTCTAGGGCTGAAAGAACAACTCGAGAAGGTCAAAGCGGAGAACGATTACCTGTTCGAAAGCAGCGAAGCGCCCCCCAGGATTGTGGCCGGGGGCAAGTCGAAATCCGTGATCATCGATCCTGTCATCCAGGCTGCCCGAAAAGCCGCCGGGCTGACAGTAGAGGAGTAACGCCATATGAACGCAATCGACCTGGCTGAGAAGTTTCTGCCGATTCTTGACGAAATCTACGCCGCAAATTCCAAGACGGCCATTCTGGATTCTAAAATCCGCGTGCTGGACCACAGCGCGGCCAATAAGGTCCAGATTTTCAAAACCAGCCTGACCGGGTTGGGTGACTACGACAAAGCGACCGGTTTCCCGATCGGCAAGGTCACCGGCACCTGGGAAGATGTGCAGCTGACCAAAGACCGCGCCCGCGCTTTTGTCGTGGACGCGATGGACGATGAGGAATCCATCGGTATGGCCTTTGGTACGCTGGCGGGCGAGTTCCTGCGGACGCAGGTTGTCCCCGAAGTGGACGCCTATCGGTTCGCTACCTGGGCGAGCGCTTCCGGCGTGTCGAAGGTATCTACTGGCGCGACCCTGTCCTCGAACAACATACTGGCTGCCATCGACGCCGCCGCGCTGCAACTGGACAACAACGATGTTCCAGAGGAGGGCCGCATCCTGTTCATCAGCTCGGCCTGCTACCGGGCGTTGAACGCGGCTATCTCGCGCACGCTGTCGACCGAACGGGGCGCGGAACGGCGCTTGCAGACGCTGGATGAAATGACCATCATTCCGGTTCCCCAGTCTCGCTTCTATACCAGCGTGACCCTCAACGCGGGCGCGACTGAAACCGCCGGCGGGTATACCAAGACCGCCAGCACCGGCAAAGACCTGAACTTCATCCTCATGCACCCGTCAGCGGTGTGGCAGGCCAAAAAGCACGACAAGATCAAGATTTTCAGCCCGGACGTTAATCAGTCCGCCGACGCGTGGCTGTTCCAGTACCGCCTGTATCATGACGCGGGCGTCTACGAAAACAAGGCTGGTGGTATCTACATCCACATGAAGGCCGAATAATCGGAACCCCGATGGCGGCACTGAAACCCGTTTGGGTGGTGATCCCTCTCTGAAAGGAGCCGAGCGATGGCAGTTTATGCGGACTACACCTTTTACACGGAGCAGTTCATGGGGACTGCCATCGCTCAGGCTGACTATGACCGCCTGGCTATGCGAGCCAGCGTCCTGATCGACCAGGTGACGTTCGACCGGGCGGCGGCTGTAGTCGCCGCCGGTACGGACACCGACGCGGTCGACAAGATCAAAATGGCGGCTTGCGCCGTGGCGGAGATGCTCCACAAAGACGAGAGCGAGGGCGGTGAAATCCAGAGCGAGCGGGTCGGAAATCTCTCTGTGACTTACGTCAAGGGGCCGGCCCGGTCCCTGATCACCCGCGCCAGGGAAGAGGCCAAACCCTGGCTGTGGGATACCTATCTGATGTATGGGGGCCAAACCTGACATGAGGCCGAACGCAGATGCCACGCTCTATACTCTGACGGTCGTGGGCAGCGCCGAAGTTTGGACCCGGACCGAGGTGCCGGGCGTGCATTGGGAGAACTGCAAGGCTGCCAACACCCTGGCCAGCGGGGGTTCAATCGCCGCAGACCAGGCCGCGATCTATATCCCCTTGCACAACCGCCCGGAGCTGCCAGCGATTAAGCCCAATGACATCATTGTCCGCGGCATCGTGGACGATGAGATCGGAGTTGACTGCACGGTCTCAGACCTCAAGCGCAAATACCCGGACGTGCTCAGGATCACCTCGGTGGACCTGATGAATTACGGCCGGCGACAACTTTGGCATTACCAACTGGGGGCTAAATGAGCGGGCCTGTCATCGAAACCCCACGTGGGCGCATTGTCATCGACCCCAGCGGCAAAGCCGTGCTCACGTGGAACACCAAATTCCGTCCGATATGGCAGCGCCGTTACTCGGCAGCGCAGAAGTTTGTCGACAGCGAAGTCCTCAAGGACTGCGACAAGCTGGTGCCGTATCGCACAGGTATGCTGCGCCTCAGCGGGGTTCTGGGCACGGTAGTGGGTTCCGGACTCGTGCAGTGGATTGCGCCCTACGCCAGCTACCAATACTATCTCCGGCGCAAGACAGAATCCGAGACCGGACCCCAGCGTGGCAGCTTCTGGTTTGAGCGGGCTAAAGCCGTTCATAAGCAGCGCTGGATCGCCGGAGCGAGAAAGCTCGCCGGAGGCAGCCGCCTATGACAATCATCGAATCCCTCAAAGCCTATCTCAAGACCTGCCCCAACCTGGCGGACGGGGCACTCCTGGAAGTCGACCACAACGGGCCGCCGATCCAATACGCCATCGTCCCCGTGCCCGGTGCCAGGGTCTTGGAGGCCTACCTCGACGGAGGCTCGCTCAGAGAGTTCCCGTTTGCCTTTCAGACGGCGGCGATCACCGCAGACGACGCCGAGCGCATTGACAACGCCGGCTTTCAGGAGACGTTCGCTGACTGGCTCGAGGCACAGACCGAGGCCGGCAACCTCCCCGCACTCGACGCCGGAAAGACCGCCGAGAGTATAGCCGCCACGAGCTGGGGCTATCTCTTCGAGCAGGGCGAGAGCGATACCGGCATCTATCAAATCCAATGCAAGCTCACCTATCGCCAGGCCGCCTGCACAGCGCCTGGGACTGTCCCCGAATCTGAACCACCGGAGGAATAAATGACCACTCCCACCACTGTAAAGCGATCTCAATTTGCAGCGTTTCTGAACGTTGGCACCGCCGCCGAGCCTGAATACGCCTTGATTGGAGATGGCGTAACCACGGCCACGATCAACTACAACCCCCAGATCCGGGAGGAAACCTACATTCACCAGGACAGCGCCTCGAAGGACGTGGAGCGATACGCCCCCGAGTTCCCACTGGAACAGACCTGCAGGGCCGGCGACGGCGTCTTCGACTTCGTCGACGGGCTGCGGCAGGCTCGAGCCGTGGAGGATGCGGCGAAAACCGACGTCGTGCTCGTGTATCTGTACGAGACCCCAACCGAGGGCAAGTACCCCGCCGAGCGGCAGCCTGTGTCTGTGGCGATCGAGAGCTTTGGCGGCGATGGCGGTACCGCCAACAAAATCAATTACAGCCTGAACTTTGTCGGCGACCCCACGCCGGGGGCCTTCGATCCTGCGACCAAAACCTTCACTCCGAATGCATAACCAGAAGCCCGCTCACGGGCGGGCTTTTTTTGAAAGAGGTGGAAATGGACCCGATCAAAATCCAAACCGGGCAGGTTCGCGTCCCCGTCGAGGTCGACGGAAAGGTTGTGACCGAACTGAGTTTCAACCCCTCAGACGTATGCTTCGCGGAGCGGTTTTTTGGCGTCTATCGTGAGCTGCAGGACCTGCAGCGGGAATTTGAGAAGCGCGACCGGGAACTCGAGCAGGATCAGGAAGCGGACGATAACGGCGTCCCCAAAAACGCCGAGGCCCGTATCGCACTGCAGAAACAGGTCATTCAGACCATGTACGACCAGGTCGATAGCCTGTTTGGAAAAGGCACATCAAAGGCGATTTTTGGTGACTTGGTGCTCCCGGAGCTAGTCGCCCAACTGCTGGAGGGGGTGACCCCGTATTTCCAGCGGGCGCGCTCGGCGAAGGTCGGACGGTACCTGCCGCCGTCTAGTAAGGGCAAGGGTAAACGCATAATGCGATGAATCTGCTAGTCGATGAGCTTCCTGAGGCGGTTGAGATTGACGGGCAGGAGTACCCGATCCGCTGCGATCACCGGACCTGCATCAGGATCATTCTCGCCTTTGAGGACGACGAACTGACAGGGCTGGAAAAGCAGGCGATCTTGCTCGAAAACCTGTACGGGGAAAACAAACCCCCCGACCTCGGGGCGGCGCTCGAGATGGGATTGAAGTTCCTCAACGGCGGCGAAACGGGCGAACCGCGCGGGGCGGGGGAAGGCGGGCGGTTGTACTCCTTCCGGCAGGACGCATCCTATATCTACGCCGCCTTTAAGCAGACCCACGGCATTGACCTCGAGCGGGACGATCTGCATTGGTGGAAGTTCCTGGCCCTGTTTATGGACTTGGGCGCGGACACAACGTTCTGCAACCTGGTGAGCCTGCGCAAGCGCATCAAGACCGGCAGGGCCAGTAAGGAAGAAATGCGGTGCTACAGGGAAATGCGGGATGTCATCGATCTGCCAGAGCCGGATACCCGCACCCTCGAAGAGCGAGAACGGGAAGCCGAATTTTTGCGGCTGATAGCCGAGGGAGAACGACGGCGTGCGAAAGAAACCAAAGCCTAAAACCAGATTTGACCCGGAGATCATGGCCGAACTCCTGGCGCAGCCGGAGGTGGCCAGAGAAATTGAAGGGATGCCGGCGGATGTGCTGGCGTATTACAAGGACCTGCTGGTGGACGAAGGCATCTATGACCAGTATGTCCGAGAGCGGAAACAGAAGGACGGTCAGTAATGGTTTACGACGGCAGTATCCGGATCGATACCAGGATTGATTCGCGGGGCTTCAACGCCGGCGTTAAGTCGATGATCGCCGCGCTCAGGCCTTTGGCGGCTGCGATCGGTGCGGTCTTTGGTGTCGCCTCCGTTGTCCAGTTCGGGAAAACGTCCGTAAGAACCGCGTCCGAGCTGGCCAACGCCTTGACCGGGCTAAATTCGGTGCTGACCGGAACCGGCCAGAGCTTTACTGAGGCCAAAGCCTTTATCGACGATTACATCAAAGACGGTCTCATTCCGGCGGCGAATGCGGTCGCCGCCTATAAAAACCTTGCGCTCCGAGGCTATGACACCTCGCAAATCCAGGCCACGCTGATCGCGCTGAAAGATACGGCGGCATATGGCCGGCAGGCGGCGTTGACGATGGGCGAGGCCGTCCAGTCGGCCACGGAAGGTCTCAAGAACGAGAACTCGCTCCTGTCCGACAATGCCGGTGTCACGAAAAACATCGCCGCCATGTGGCGGGATTATGCCGCCTCCATTGGCACTACTGCCGACAAACTCACTCTGCAGCAAAAAATCCAGGCTGAGGTCAATGGGATTCTCCAAGAGAGTAAGCACATGACCGGCGACGCCGCAAAACTCGCCAGCACTTACTCTGGTCGGGTTGCAGCGCTGGGGGCCTCGTTTTATTACCTGCGGGATGCCATCGGCAAAACCCTGATCCCAATTTTGTCGAAGGTCATCGACGCCATCAAGCCAGTTGTCGACTGGCTAGTGGTCCTGTTCAACAAGCTGGCGCAGGTAATGAGCCTGTTATTCAATGTCAAGATCGACGCCGCCGGCGGCATGAGTGAAGTGGCTGCCGAAACGCAGGCCGCCGCCGATGCACAGGCAGAGTTAGCGGAAAACACCGCCAAAGCCGGCAAAGCCGCCAAAGGTGCATTGGCCGCGTTCGACGAGCTGGACGTCCTGGAGCAGGACACCGGCGGTGGAGACGGGGCGGACGCTCCAAGCGCGCCGGTGGTGGGCGAGGCCGGGGCTGGAGCGGCCGGCATCAGCGTTGGCGAAGCGGTTGTAGAAGACAGCAAGCTGCTCGCAGTTGTCGACCGCATCAAGGCCAAATTCGCCGAACTCACCGCACCCATGCAAGAACCTTTTCAGCGGTTGAAAGAATCTCTGGGCGAGCTGAGCGGCACGATCTGGGACGGGCTTGAATGGGCGTACGATAATATCCTGGTGCCAGTTGGGGAATGGGTTGCTCAGGACCTGTCTCCGGTGGCACTGGACTTGCTTTCCGCTGCGCTCGATTTGCTTAACAGCGTCCTGGAAGCTCTGGAACCTCTTGGGATATGGCTATGGGAAGAATTCCTCCAGCCAATTGGGGAATGGGCCGGCGAGGCGCTTCTGGACGCCCTGGAATGGTTGACGGAGCGGCTGGAAGATCTGAGCGGCTGGATTGACGAAAATCAACCGATTGTGGAGAGCCTCGCTATTATCCTCGGTTCACTCGCCCTTGCATTTTGGGCCGTCAATGCCGCCGTTACCGTCTGGAATGTTATCGGTGCGGTCGCCACGACTGTTACGGCCGGTTTCGGCGCGGCTATGGCGTTCCTGACGAGCCCGATTTTCCTTGTCGCATTGGCGATTGGCGCCATTATCGCAATAATTATCCTCTTGATCAAGAACTGGGACGAGGTCAAAGAAGTTGCGGGCAAGGTTTGGGACTGGATTGTCGAAAAGTGGGGCCAGGCCAGCGAGTGGTTCCGGACCAATGTCACCGAACCGGTCGCGGAGTGGTTCTCGACGGCCTGGGAGAACATCAAGGAATGGGCCACAAACGCCTGGGAGAAGATCAAGGACATTTGGGCGAAAGCTAAGGAATGGTTCCAGGACAAAGTCATTGATCCCGTCAAAGACGGCTTCCAAACCGCGCTGGATTGGATCGAGGATAAATGGAAACTCGTCTTCAATTCCGTCAAGGATTTCGTGCGAGACCGGATAAACAATATCATCGACTTTCTCAATTCCATGCTGCAGGCAGTGGCCAATGGCATCAATGGCGTGATCGGGGCGCTGAACAAAATCCAAATCAACCTGCCCGCCGTGCCGCCGTTTTTTGAGGGGCTGTCGCTGGGGGTCAATATCCCGCTGGTTTCGGTGCCTCAGATCCCCCGCCTGGCCACCGGCGCGGTCATTCCTCCCAATAGCGAATTCCTGGCGGTGCTGGGCGATCAGCGCTCCGGACGCAACATCGAAGCGCCGGAAGGTTTGCTGCGTCAAATCATGCGCGAGGAGCTGAGCCAGTACCAGGCCGACCGCGAGATTACGATTAACTTCGCGGGCAGCCTGGGGGCGCTGGTCCAGGAGCTCAAGCCCTACATCGACCGCGAAAACCGGCGCGTGGGCAAGAGTCTGATCCGAGGTGTGGCATGACGATCGATTACGTGGTTATTGACGGGCAAGTCTACAACGTGCCGGTGGTATCGATCAAGCGGCGGGCCGATTTCCTCGACAAAATGGCCGAGCGCACCAACGACGGAAAATTGCACCGCGAGCTAATCGGCGTTTACTTCAACTACCAGCTGCAGTTCGGCCAGGCGCCGATGGCCGATTATGCCGCCCTGTGGAAAAAGCTGACTGAACCGGTCGAGTTTCACACCGTGATCGTGCCGGATGAGGACGGGTCCCTGCAGTTTGAGGCCTACTTTTCCAATGTGGGCGATGAGCTTGTCCGCATCAAGGGCGAGACCCGGTTTTGGAAGAATTTGACGGTGAACTTCATCGCCAGGGAGCCGGCGCGCAAATGAGCACCAACGTGAAGATCGTGTTTGCGTCCACTGTGTTCGAGCGGGATATGATCCGCTCGGCGGTGCTGACCGAGGAATTCCACCCGCTCAGCCTGACCGTTCCGGTCAGCTATTTGGAGGTGGAGCTATTCTCGGAGGACGCCCGGTTTTCGATCATTGACCCGTCCGGTGACTTCACGTTGCTGCAGCACCGGCAGCCGCTGACGGTTATCGCCGTGATTGACGGCACCGAAACCTTCATCGGACGCTATTACCTGGACACCTGGGAAAACCTGACTGATAACCTGATTAAGCTCTCCTGTGTAGACGAGCTGGGCTTGCTGGATACCCTGACCTATCGGGGCGGGATCTGGCTCGAACCAATCACTATGGGGGCGCTGCTGGCGCAGATGTTTGCGGGGCTTGATGTGGACTACGAAATCGACCCCGACCTCGAGACCGTCCCGCTTACGGGCTGGATACCGATTTGCAGTTATCGAGAGGCCCTGCAGCAGATTGCCTTTGCTGCCGGAGCCTACATCCTCTGTGCTCGCCAAAACGGGGTCATCAAATTTGGGCGCATCGACGCCACCGGAGCCGTGACCCGCGGCATCGTCTGCGGGGTGCCGCGCGCGGGGCAGTCTCGGCTATGGAAAAAGCGCTTCCGGCCCTCGCAATGGGGCGGCGTCGAGCCGGTGTATGACATTACCCACGGCGAGCAGAGCGTCGATCAAAAAATCAGCTTGCGCCCTTATGTGACCGGCGTCGAGCTGTCAATGCACGATATTACCGTCGGTA